TTCGTGCCCCGCGCACCTGAGGAACAACATGCTTCCGTCGATGCAGAGAATTCTGAGCTTCGTCAAACCGTCGCGCCCAGAGCAGGAGACCGCGCCCATGACTGATACGACCGTCATTTCCCCACCAGCGGCCGTCACCCCACCGGCGGGCGACATCACCAACGTGGCCGCCGCGGCTGCCGCGCCGTGGCACACGACTCTCGACAACGAGATCAAGTCCTATGCGCACAAGAAGGGCTACGATCTCTCCGACCCGATGAAGGCGTTCATGGCGTCCGCCCAGGGGCACATGGAGGCCGAGAAGTACCTCGGTGTCCCGCCGCATCAGCTCTTGAGGCTGCCGGCTGATGTGAACGACGAGGCCGGCTGGAAGGCCGTCTATCAGCGGTTCGGGGCACCCGTCGACGAGAAGGGCTATGACTTCTCGAACGTGAAGTTCTCCGACGGAAGCGACCTCGATCAGGGCTTCGCGGAGTTCATGCGCAAAAAAGCCTTCGAGCTGCACCTGCCGACCACCAGCGCGGCCGCACTCTCTCAGGCGTTCGTGGGCTTCATGGAGGACGCCGACAAGCGCGAGGTCGAAACCGCCGGCGGCAAGCTCGCCGAGGAAAAGGCGCAACTGCAGAAAGACTGGGGCAACAACTACGAGTACAACCGGCAAACCGCCGTGCAGGGCGCGCAAAAGCTGAAGGTGACCGCCGAGGATGTCGCCGCGCTTGAGAAGGTCGTCGGCTATTCGCGGGTCATGGAGATGTTCCGCAAGGTCGGGGCCGGCACCACCGAAGACGCCTATATCCCCGGCAAGCAAGGAGGTGAGTTCATGACCACCGCACAGACGGCACAGGCCCGGCTCAACGAGCTCGTGGCCAATCCACAATGGTCCGCACGCCTGGTCCAGAACGAACCGGAGGCCCGGCGCGAATTCGATCAGCTCACCAAGCTGATCAGCGATTACAAAGAGGAGGCCGCATGATGGAGCAGCAGACTGAAACCATGCCGGGGGATGAAGCCGAGGCCAGGCGCCAGGCGATGCGCGAACGCATGGCCAAGGTGCGCGCGGCCCGCACCGCCAAGCTCGCGGCCAGGAAGGCGCAGGGCCTGCCGCCGCTCGTCGAGGCACCCGCGCGGCGCAAGAAGCGCAAGAAAATCGCAAAGACGCGACTCGATGCGAAGCCCGCCAAGGCAAACGGCCCACCCGCCGCCGACAACTGGCTTGATGGCATTCACCACATGCCAGACGGCTGCCCGATCGCATGCCGCGGCGGCGTGTGCGTCATCACCGGCGAGAACGTCTGCGCTCACCCCGACACCAACCTGCAGGCCAAGTATCTCGGCGGCGGGTTCATGGAAGTGGTGGATCGGTTCAATGCCGCCCGCCTCGAATTGCGGCGCCTCGACGCCGAGCGGTCATTGAAGAAGTAGCATGGCAAAGTTTCGCAAAAAGCCGGTTGTGATCGAGGCGTGGCAATACCGGCCTGCCCGAAATCACCTGCCGAGCTGGCTTCGTGATGCGCTTTATGACGGGTCGGTTTGGGAACAGGGCGGTGAGACCCCATACATGACCATCAAGACGCTTGAAGGCGAGATGCGCGCCAGTTCTGGCGACTGGATCATCAAAGGCGTCAAAAACGAAATCTATCCTTGCAAGCCGGACATCTTTGAGGCGACTTACGAATCAGCGGAGTGACGCATGGCCAGCGTTGCTTCGTTGAAGCAAACGCCGCGCCAGGACGGCAAGCGCTCGAAGGAGTCGGTCAACTATTCCAAGGGCACGCCGGCTGCGCACTGCGGCATTTGCAAGCACTTTCAGCCCCCGAACGCCTGCGAGAAGGTCGAGGGGCACATCGTCCCGTCGTATTGGTGCCGGCTTTTCGAGAAGTCGCGGCTAATTTCCGGTGCGTTGAGCCGCCACCGATGACGCGCCAATATCCCCGCCGCAAGTAAGTCCTGCGTACGGTCCCCGTGACGCTTATGGCGTCGTTAGCGGACAAGGCCGATGGGATGACGAAGGCCCCCGAGAGGACAAGGTCACTGGCAATGTAGCGACCCCCGCCCCGCGGACACGGTCGAAGGAAACGCCGGCGCAAGCCGGTGCTCATTCGCACCATGGCCCACGGGGACTACAATGTCCGAGAACCTGTTCAAGCTCTACGTCACCCAATTCTCGACCATCCTCAACGTGAAGCTGCAGCAGCGCACCTCGAAGCTGCGCGGCCGTTGCATGGAGGGGTTCCACGTCGGCAAGCAAGCGTCGCCGGTGCAATACATCGGTGCCATCCAGATGAAGACCCCGAGCGGGCGCTTCGCACCGCTCGATCGACAAGACGTTGATTTCACCAGGCGGTGGGTGTTCCCGATCGACAAGGAAGCGGTGCAGCTCATCGACTCGTTCGATAAGCTCAAGCTGCTCACCGACCCGACCTCGCAATACTCCGACGTGGCCGCCGCGGCCGTCGCCCGTGAATGGGACGACCGCCTGATCGGCGCCTCGTTCGCCACCGCTCAGATCGGCGCCGACGCCGGCGGCCTGTCGGGTGAGGTGTTCAACGCGTCTGGTCTGTTCCAGATCGCCTCGACGTTCGGCTCCTCGGCCGCCTCCGGGTTGACCGTCGCAAAAATGATCGAGGCGAAAAGAATATTCAGAAAGGCGCAGGTCGACGTCGACCAGGAAAGCCTCACCTGGATCACCAACTCACAGGGCGAGTCCGACCTCCTCAACCAAGTGCAGGTCGTCTCGACTGACTTCTCCGGTGCCGATCGTCCCACCCTCGTTGAAGGCAAGGTGACGAGGTTCATGGGATTCGACATCATCTATTCGGAGCGCCTCACGTCGAGCGCGAACGTTCGCCAGAACATCACCTGGGTGAAAACCGGCATCTATCTCGGCATCTGGAAGGACGTGCAGAACGACGTTTCCCAGCGCCGCGACCTGTCCTCGCTGCCCTATCAGTTGTGGACCGGCATGAGCTCGGGCGCGACCCGGCTCGAGCCTGGCCGGCTGTTGCAGGTGCTGGCCGCCGACACCTCGGCCGCGGCCGACGTTGTCCCGTAAGGAGGCGCCATGGCTGCTATCTCTTTCTCCATCAAGCGCGGCAATGACGGCTTCAAGATCGCCGACTTCACGTCTGGTGTGCTGGCGCCGAATGCCGACGACATCGAGTTTCGGTTCAACACGACCGACTCCAATGCCGCGGTCCTGACGCGCAAGGACCTTGTCAAGGCGCTAGAGGCTTTTCTGCGCCTGATCGAAAGCGGCCCCATCTTCACCACCACGCCGATCCTATAGGAGCCACAGATGGCTGTCGTCACCACCAAGTCTGCAAGCATCACGGCGATGGACTCAACGCCGCTGGTCGAGATCACCTCCGGCGAGGGCATCTCTGGCTTCATGAAAACGGTCAACGATAGCGTGACCGGCGTGGTCGGTGATTCGATCGCCTCGATCTATCGTTTCGTGCGCATCCCGACGACTGCCAAAGTCAAGGCCGTCAAGTGGAACCTGTTCACCGCCTCGACCGCCGGCGCGACCGACTTCGATGTGGCGTTCTCGGACTCGGCCGTTGACGGCACCCCGCAATCGCTCGCCGGTGGTGTGGTGCAGGTCTCGGGCCCGGTCGATAACAAAATGTTCGGGTCGGCGACGGCCCTAACCGCAACCACGAAGGTGAACGCGGACATCACGTTCGCCAACACCTTCCTGGCGGCGCACCAGAACCTCCCGCTTTGGCAGGTGCTGGTGAACTTGCTCGCCACCCAATTCACGGCCGACCCCGGCGGCTATTTCGACATCGTCGCCAAGCTGACAACCGCGCTCACCGTGACTGCGGGCGTGATCTCGATGGAAGTGGACTACGTACAGGGGCCGTAATGGGTCTGCACTGGAACGAGCTTGCCAGGCTGGAAGGAGCGGTGCTGCGCAAATACGAGCGGCTTGTCGAGCAGGCGCATGGCGCGCAGGCCGGCTCGTCGGCCGCTCTTACCAGGCTTGCATTCGAGGCGGCCTGGATGGATGACCCGGCGCGCGTGACGGCCGAGGCCGAGGCCGAGGAGCCGGCCAAGGTGCGGCGCAAGCCGAGGCTGGTGACGCCCGAACCCAAGGACGACGAGGAGGCTCTCTGATGGGTGGACATACCCGATCCGGCAATCTGGTGCATGACACGACTTGCAACGCGGCCGAAAGCACGCGGCAGGCCGCGGCCGGCGCGGCAACGCAGAATCCGGCCGGGCAGGTCACGTCTAATAATGCTGAGATCACCTGGGCGCGTGCGTGCGTGGCATCCTGTAAGGCCAACAACAACAGCATCGGCGCAGAGCCGTTTCAGACCTTACTGCGGGCACTCGGCACCGGAGGCGTCTGATGGCCACGTCAGCAGAACAGACCTTCATCAATGCGGTGGCAGTGGCAGCAAGCACGCGCCAGGTGGCGTATGCGGCCGCCTTTGCGACCTACGCGCCCAACGGCTTCGGCGTGTTCGCCAATCTGGCGACTTATCTCGGAGCGATCGTCACGGCCGACAATGCGTTCGTTGATGCCGTGCAGTCGGCCGCAACGACGGCGGCCATTTCGCCGCGCGTCGTCGACAACTTGCAGGGTGTGATGGGCGGCAAGATGGCGTCGATCCTGACATGAGGGGCGGGCTTCCTCCATACCCGACTGGCGATACCGGCAAGGTTGCGACGCCGGTTGCGGCCGCGTCTGGCAACGTCGCAGCGGCCGCCGCGACCGCGGTGCTCGCCGCCGGCGGCGCCAACGTGATGACCTACATTTCGGGGTTCGAATTTACTGGCGCCGGCGCCACCGGCGCCTCGGTGGTCGCGCTCACCATCACCGGCGTGCTCGGCGGCACGCTCACCTACAACATCCCCGTCCCCGTGGGGGCCGCGGTCGGCATCCCGCCACTGGTGGTCGAGTTCAACCCGCCGCTCCAGGCCTCCGCGCTCAATCAGGCGATCACCGTTTCGGTCGCGTCGCTCGGTGCCGGCAACACCAACAGCGCGGTGGTTGCCCACGGCTTTCAGGTGCCCTACTCGTCCTGATGAGACCGCGATGACGAATGGCATTACGTCGGCCTATGGGGCGTTCATCAATACTTCGAGCGGCGTTGTCGCCAATGCCGCAGCCCAGGCATCGATGCCGGCCGTGCCAGGCAAGACCAATTATCTGACCGGATTTGAGATCACAGGCGGCGGCGCAACATTGGGCGGCGTTCTTACCGTGTCGATCTCCGGTTTGATGGGGGGAACGATCCAATACGTCTACGGTGCAGTTGCCGGCGTTCTCTTGGCCAATCCGCCATTGGTCGTGAACTTTATACCGCCCTTACCGGCCAGCGGCCCGAATGTGGCCATCACCATTGACTGTCCAGCATTGGGCCTCGGGAATACTGCCAACGTCATCTCCATGCATGGGCTCGTGGCCTGACCGGGTGCGTTGTGAGAGGCGCGCCGGCATGCCGATGTGGCAGCCATGCCGAACACCGAGTTTCGACTTGAAACCGACATCGCCAACCGCGCACTGCAGCACTGCGGCGTCCCGCAACTCGATTCCGTCCTAGGCTTCACCGAAGACTCGAAGAACGCCAAAGAGACCTCGTTCGCCTACCCGAAGCTGCGCCAGGCCGAGCTGCAGCGCAACGTGTGGCGTTTCGCGATCCGCAAGGTGATCCTGCGTGCGATCGACAGCAACACGCTGCTGACCGCGCCGAGCCTGTGGGTGGCCGACACAACCTATTTCGTCGGCTCGCTGGTGAGTGATGAGCGCGGCGTGCTCTACGAGTCGCGCATCCCGAGCAATCTCGGCAACGCGCCGCAAATCTCGCCCGTGGCCTGGGAGCCGTATTTCGGGCCGGTGTCGGTGGCGCAGTGGGTGAGCACCACGAGCTATTTCGCCGGCGAGCTCGTCTATGTGGCGATCGGGCCCGGCACCTATCGGGTCTACCGGTCGCTGCAGAGCAACAACGCCGACAATCCGGCGACCACCAGCACCTGGGATGCAACCATCATCTACGACAAGAACGACGTGGCGACCTACCTCGGCACGCCGTACATGAGCCGCGTCGACGTGAACCTGAACCAGACGCCGAGCGCCTCACCGGCGGATTGGTCAGCGGTCACCACCTACGCGATCGGCAGTTCTGTCGCCGGGTCAGATGGCGTGGTCTACACGTCGCTCGCCAACGGCAACCTCAACCACGACCCCACGAGCTCGCCGACGTTCTGGACCAACACCGGCGTGCTCTCGGCGTGGAACGCGGTATTTGTCGGGGGCGCGACGTCGCTGAAGTGGCGCCAGGTCGGCGGCCCGGAGTTCCCGATGGGCGTGGCGCTCTCCGAGCTCAATCTGGTCTACCCGGTCGGCACCGGGCCATCGACGGAATTCACCACCCGGAACGTGTTTCATCTCCCGTCCGGCTATCTGCGGCGCGCACCGCAAGACCCGCGCGCCGGCGCAGTGTCCTATCTCGGCGCGCCATCGGGCCTGCCTTATGACGATTGGGAGCTCGAAAACGACCTGATGGTCACGCCCGATGTCGGCCCGATCATGCTGCGCTTCGTGGCCGACATGGTCGATGTCACCCGCATGCACGCGATGTTTTGCGAGGGCCTCGGCGCGCGCCTGGCGCTCGAAGTGTGCGAGACGCTCACGCAGTCAAGCGCGAAGGTCGCCACCATCGCAAAGGAATACCAGACCTTCATGAGCGAAGCGCGCCTGGTGAACGCCATCGAGATCGGTGCCGAGGAGCCGCCGGAAGACGACTGGGTCACCTGCAGGGGCTGACCATGGGCGACGCCAGCTACATACAACCATCATTCGCCGGCGGCGAGGTATCAAAGCTCGCGCAGGGGCGTATCGACCGCCCCGACTACCGCACGCTGATGAACGTGTGCCTCAACGGGCTCCCGACCGAAACGGGCGCCTGGGTGCGGCGGCCTGGCAGCCGATTGAATGCCGTGAGCCGCAACGGCCAGCCAGCGCGCACGCAAAGCTTCGACTTCAAGACTGGCTCGCCCTACACCATCGAATTCACCGATGGAGTCCTGCGGTTTTTCACCAACACACAGTTGGCCAAGACCAACGACAAGGCGACCGTCACAGCCATCAGCGCCGCCAACCCGGCGGAGGTGACCACCGCCGCAAACCACGGCTGGTCGAGCAACAACACGGTCTATTTCGGCGGCCTCGGCACCAACAGCCCGCTCTTGCATAACCGGCCGTTCCTGATCACCGTCACTGCGGCCAACAAGTTCACGATCCGCGACGCCATCACCGGCGCAACCATCAGCGGCGCCACGCTCGGTGTTTTTGTGTCGGGCACCGTTGCGCGCGTGCTGGAGCTCACCACGCCCTACCCCGGCGTGTCGTGGCAAACGGTGCGCGTCATCAAGGCCGACATCCCGGTGCAGCAGGGCACGACCCCCGGGGCCGTGATCCTGGGTCAGAACACGATTCCCTATGTGCTGCAGGTGGCGGCCGCGCCGACGGATGCCGCCTTTGCGACCTTCGCGCTGGCGCCGGCGCCGCTCAAAGACGGCCCCTATCTCGAAATCTTCACCAACGGCGTGCAGGCGGCGCCGTCCGGGTTCAATGGCGTCATCACCATCACACTTGCATTCGCCGCCTACGATTCAGGACGCGCCTATTCGGTCGGCGACTACGTCACCAGCGCAGCGGTCAACTATCGTTCGCTGACCGATGCCAACCAGGGCAACGCCCCGGCGGGCAGCCCGAGCAATTGGGTGTCGGTATCTGGTTTCGAGGCGGTCGGCGGCTTCCAGGGAACGGACCTCGGCCGCCACGTGCGCCTGCACTCAGAGCCGAAACTCTACAGCACCACCTTCGCCTACCTGGGCGGCGAGTTTGTCGCCTTTGGGGGGACGGGCCTGGCCTTCACTGGTGCGACCTACTGGAAGGCGATCGCGGCCTCGACCGGCATTGCACCCGGCACCGATGTGAGCAAGTGGGTGCTGGCGCCGGCGTCGCACATCTGGACCTGGGGCAAGATCGTCGGGTTCACCAACGAGATCAGCCGCACGCTTGCGGGCTCGGTTGCGTTCGGCGACTTGACGAGTGGTGGTGGCGTTGCGGCTGCGTTCGACGGCAATTTCTCGCAAAGCACGAGTCAATGCGCGGCCAACGTGTTCGGTGGCGGACTGTCTGGAACGGGCTACGTCGGCAAGAACTACAGCGGCGCATCAGCACAGCAAATCGCATCGTGCACGGTGTGGCCTGCGACTACCGGGTTCTTCTTCCCGCCGCCCCCGTTTGACAACCTTGATTTTACGGTCACGCTCAACTTGCGTGCCAAGGCAACCCTGCCAGGCAGCTCCTCAGACGGCACGCTGCTCGGCACCACCAGCTTCAACGTCACCACGGGGTCAACGGTGCCGGACTTTTTCCCGGCCAACATCACGTCAAGCGATCCGCTGACCGCCTGGAACTATGTCTGGGTTGAAGTGGCGTTTCAGAACCATCTCTTCACCTTCGGGGGCACGATGGGGGTGAGCGAGGTTCAGTTCTTCAACCCCGCGGGCACCGGCATCACCAGCGGCGTCAAGGTGCAGATCATCGGTGACGCCCTGATCTTCAATGAGCCGGTGCGGCAGTGGCGGCTCGGTCTCTACTCCGGGACAACCGGCTGGCCGACCTGCGGCACCTATCACGAGGGTCGCGTGTGGCTCTCGGGCCTGGTCGGGAATCGCATCGACGCGTCGCGGGCCAACGACATCTTCAACTTCGCGCCGACCGAGCCGGACGGCACGGTCTCGGCGTCGAATGGCATCGCCTACACGTTCAACGCGCCCGACGTGAACACCATCCTGTGGATGGACCCGGATCAGAACGGCATCGTGTGTGGCACCGGCGCCGGCGAATGGCTGGTGCAGGCCTCGGCGCTCAACCAGCCACTCACGCCGACATCGATTCAGGCGCATCGCGCCATGCGGCACAAGTGTGCCAACATCGAACCGAGGCGCACTGGCCTCACGTTGTGCGCGGTGCAGGCGGCGAAGCGCTCGCTCTTGGAGTTCTTCCCCGACGTCTATTCGGGCAAGTTCGGCGCCGACAACCTGGCCGAGGAGGCGAAGCACATCACCAAAGGCAACATCGCCGAGCTCGCATTCACGTCCGAGCTCACGCCGATCCTGTGGGTGCGCAAAGAGGACGGCACGCTGGTCGGGCTGACCTATCGGCGCAAGACGTTGTCGTCATCGCAGCGCGCTGAAATCCGTGGCTGGCACCGTCACACCCTCGGCTCTGCCCGCCAAGTCGAGTTCATCTCGTCAGGGCCGGCGGTCGGCGGCCTGCTCGACGCGCTGACCATGGTGACCAACGGCGCCGACAACGTGCGCCACGTCGAGACCATGAACGACATCCTTGATGAAGGCGCGGCGCTCGCGCAGGCGGCCTATCTCGATGACGCCGTCACACCCACGGCGTTCTCGATCGACCCCGCAGCGCCGGCGCCCGCCGGCGGGCTTACGCTCTTTGGCCTATGGCCGCTCAACGGCAAGACCGTCACGGCGTGGCTCGGGGGCCTCGACTGCGGCGACTATCTCGTGACCAACGGTCAAATCACCGTCCCGTTCGGCGATGGCATCTCGGGTGGGACGGCGACCGGCATGTTCACCGCGGCGTTCGTGTCGACCGGCATCACAGCGTTCGGCGACGTGATGTTTACCGGCACCATGCCGGCGCTGGTCGGCTTCAGCTACAACAGCGACGGCCAGATTGTGCGGCCATCCCAGCCGGCGGAATCGGGCGCGCGCAGCGGCCCCGCGTTCGGCAAGAAGCGCCGCAACCATCAGTTCGCAATCCAGGTGGAGGGGACGCAAGGCACATCGGTCGGCACCGAGTTCACCACCGGGCGGCTCAAGCCGATCCTGTTCAAGACGAAGGGCGAGAAGGCTTACCGGGTCAGCCAGCAATTCACCGGCATCCACTGGGACACCATCGTCGACGACGAGAGCTTCGACGGAATGATTTGCTGGCGCGTGTCGCGCCCCTACATCTGCAACATCGCCGCGGTCGGCGGCTTCATCCAAACGCAGGACAAATAGGCCATGCCGAGTCCCAACTCCTACTCCGCGGCTGGCAACGCCGTCAGCGACCTCTCTGGCGGCATCGGCCTGCTCTACAAGGCGAAGGGCTCGCGGCTTGAGGCGCAGGCGTATGACAAGGCCGCCGCGCTGGCGCGGCTCAACAAGCAGGTCGAAATCTCGTCCACCGAGATCAAGGAAACGCAGGCACAGCGCGACATCTTCAAGCAGACCGGAGAGACTCAAGCCGACGTCGCCTCGGCCGGCTTCGAGGCCTCGGGCAGCGCGCTCGACATCCTGCGCGAGAGCGCCTCGCAAGGGGCGTTGATGAAGGCCACCATCAGCCAGCAGGGGCTGATCACAGAGGCCGGCTACGAGGAACAGGCCGAGTCGTACGACCTGATGGCGAAGGCCTCGCGCGAGGCGGCAAAAGCAGACACGTGGGGCGCGGTCGGCAAGTTCGTCGGCGCGGCGATCAGCACCGCCGCGGCGGTGTCGATGTCCGACGCGCGCCTCAAGCGCGACATCGAGCAGGTGGGTGAACACAAGGGGCTGCGGCTCTACCGCTACCGCTATCTGTGGAGCCCGCGGCTGTTCATTGGGGTCATGGCGCAGGAGCTCCTCAAAGTCAGACCGGCGGCCGTGCTCCGTGGCGCGGATGGCTTCCTGCGCGTCGACTACAGCTTGGTGGTGTGATGCCCAACATTCGCGAATTCCAGACGCCGGCGTTGGGCTTGCGCGCGAACGAGACAGGGGTCGAGGCAACTGCAGCCGCCGCGCGCCGGGTCGGTGCCGAATACAACGAGGCGGGCGGCTCGATCGCCGCCGGTGGGGCTGCGATCGGGCAGTCGATCAAGATCGCCGGCGACCTCTACGACGACCATCTCACCCATCAGGAAATCAGCCGCGGCGGCCTGGCGCTCGCCGGCATGATGGGGAAAAAGACCGAGGACTGGAACACCGCGGCGAAGGGCGCAGACCCAAACGACCCGACGGTGGCGAACAAGTTCTTGCAAGAGAGCCTTGAGCCGGACCTGGAGAAGTTTAAGGAAGGGTTCACCACCCAGCGCAGCCAGCAATGGGCTGAGAGCCACGTCGACGCCTTTCGCCAGCACATGTTCGTCAAGACCTCGGCGGACATGGCGTCGCTCGCCGGCGAAGCGATCAAAGCCAACTATCGGCAGACCACCAACTCGCTCGCCAACACCGTGCGCAACGACCCGACCTCGCTCGACTTCGTGCTCAAGACTTACGAGGACACGCTGACCAGCGTCGTCGGCACCAGCACGAACCTGAAAGGCGCGGACGCCGGCCGCATCAAGACCGAGCTCCTGCAGAAGGGCAAGGAGGAGCTCGTCAAGTCGGCGGCGCTCGGCCACATCGAGGCGACCGGCAAAATGCCGCCGTGGAGCACCGACCCGAAGTATTCGCCCTACATCACTCCGTCCGAGCTCAAGCAACTCGAAGTCGCCGAGCGCCACTATGCCACGCTGAACCGGAGCGAGCAGCGCGCGGCCGAGCAGGACGCCGATCGCAAGGCGCGCGTGCAGCTTCACAGCGACATGAACGCGCTCGAGCTCTCGCTCTACGACGACGACGGCAACCTGGTCGCCAGCAAGGACCACATCCAGAAATTCCGCGAGATCGTGCGCGCGAACCCGGTGGGTGCGAACCTGGAGCCTGGCCGCGTGTCTGGAATGTTCAACGGGTTGACGCGCATGATTGACCGGCAGAACCGCGTCAAGGCGTCGCTCGACGACGATGCCACACGACAGGACCTGACCAACCGGCTGTTCGATCCCGATAACCCGACCACGATGCTGCAGATCGGCCTCGCCGTGAACGACGGCAAACTTTCCCAGCGCTCCTCGAAGAACCTGGGCGCCATCGTCAAGGCCGAGGAGACATCGATCAAAGACCCGGTGATGAAGGTGACGATGGGCGGGGCAAAGCAACTGCTCGGCACCGACCCGGTCGGGGCCGGCAACTATGCGAGCTTCGTGCAAGTGTTCCTGCCGCAGTACATCGCGCAAAAGCGTGCGGGCACACTGCCGGCGAATGCGCTCGACCTGAAGGACCCGAAATCGCTGATCTCGGAATCGATGGCGCCCTACAAGCGCACACTGCAGCAGCAGATGCAGGACCGCATTCTGCGCGGTGATTTCGGGCTTGAGCCAGCAATGCAGCCACAACTGCAGCCGCCGCGATCGCAGCCGCGCGCGTCGACGCATCCCTCCATCCCCGAGACGCTGCGCGAAAATCCGAACGTGGCATGGAGCCCGTCGAAGGGCCGGTTCTACGACGTGCGCACCAGGCAGTCCTGGGACAAAGACGGTAAGGAATTCAAGTGATGGCCGGCGAGATGCCCGACCTGCCCGACGACCTGGTGTTTCCCGCCGGCCGCCGCGAGGAGCCCCCCGCCGCTCCGCGCATGCATGCGCCAGGGCAGAACCTGCCTGATGACGTGGAGGAGCAACTCCCAGACGACCTTGTCCGGCCTGGCGGCGCGCCACAGGAGGAGGGCTCGTGGCTCTCGCGCATGTGGGAGCGCGGGCGGATCGACCCCGAATCGGTGCCGCGCGGCTTCCTGCCGGCCGAGCTGCGCACCGCGCCCCATTACGAGAACATGTTACGCGCCTTCGGCCACGGCTTTTCGCAGCAGTGGGACGCCGACACGTTCGGGCTCTCGCGCGAGGCGGTCGACGCGCTGCGCAAATTCGACCTGCTCCCCCCAGAGGGGACCAAGAGCTATCGCGAGACCGGATGGAAGGCGCCGTTCTACGCGTTCAACGAGTTGGTGGCCAAGTCTATCTGGCACGCCGGGCAGATCGGCTACCGCAGCTACACCGGCGTCTATGCCGGCCTGCAGGAAGCCTTTCCCCCCTTGGTGGTCATGGACGCCTTCGCGGGCTCGCCCACGCTCGGCATCCCGCGCGCGCAACCGAAGCCGTGGGTGCGGCCGAGCGAGATCAAACCGATCGACCCGGTGGAGCGGCCGTTCGGCCCGGCGATCGTGTCGCGCGT